ACAATGCTTGGGGTTCTTGGTACGAACTTTAAGATTCCACCTGAGTTTACCATGTCGAAGTTGAAGGCGATTGACAGTTGCTGAAGTACAGTTCGAACTGAAGTTGTACTTGCAATGGTAAACTCAACCGTCTCGGTAGAACTGATTGCCGACACATCGCTGTCGATGGAGCCATAATCACATAGTGTGGTCAGAACAGCACGTAAAGTAGGCTTGGTATAAGTACCAGAATAGCCAGGTGATCCATTGTAACGTTGATCGGCATTTCCGTCGCCTTCTCCATTAGCGCCCATCTGATCAAGTAACTTAACACCTGCATAGATCAAGCCACCGGCGACTGCGGCTACTTTGAGCCAATCCCAGATGTCCATGTCTTTTACCCAGTCAGTTACTTTGTCAAGCCATGACTTTTCAGCTTCAACCTTTGCCTTTTCTTTGTCAAGATCAGACTGACCTTCAGCCCAGATCTCCCAGTACTGAGAGCCATTTACTGACGGTGGGGTTGGGTCGTCAATAGTTGGTTCAAGACCTGTGCCAGACGTGTGATCGGCAATACACAACCAAGTTGAACCACCATGACGAACAACTGATCCATTTGGGTTGATAAAACAAGTCTGTTTCTTATATGCCTTACCTGCTTCCCAAGCACCTTCAAACTTAAAGCCTAGAACGCAAGGTTGAGCAGGAAGAGTTGGATAGTCTGGAGAAGTATTAGTTATAGTTGTACTTCCAGAACCTTGTTTTTCAACTGTAGAGTTAGTTGCATTACAAGCTGCTTCACGTGGAGTTGGGTGATCGGCTGTATACAATCCAGTTGAACTTGGTGCTTGATGTTTAACTTTAACATTTGGTCTTGGGCAAGCTGACATTAGATCGAATCTCCTGTATAGTCGTATTGGCCATTACTTACCATATGATGCATAGTAACCTTGACATAGTTTTCTCTGCAAAGTTCATTTACGAGTCTTATTCCATAAAGTTTATCACTTGAAAGTAAAAATAAATAAGGAGAAACTGTAACTGAGTTAATACTTGAACCGTCCCAACTTGAATAAGTAAAACTTCTTGAAATAGTCAACTTATCTAAAGAAGTAGAAAATCTTCTAATAAAATAGTCTTTGTCTTCAAGTTCTGTAGTTGGTATATTTGTATAAGTTCCAATATAAGAATCAATTGTTTCAGAGCCAGCTTTTCTTAATAAAAAAGACGCATTGTTTGCTGAACCAGCTTTTGTAATACTGTCAATCAATGTCGTAAAGACGTGTTGATTGTTAGACATCGTTATTCTGCCAAGAGAAGTTGCAGCACCACTTTCAGGCACAGCCGGGTTAAAGTTTTGATCAAATACTTCAGTTGGGTCTGGTGTAGGAAATGAAGCATTTGAAAAACTTGTCGGATCTTCATTTAAGGTTAAGTACCAAAGCTTACCGTCAGAAGTAAAATCAAAATCTAAAAGAAGACCGTCATTTTTCCAAGTTGTAGGCGCATCACCATATGACTGAATAGAGCTATGCACGTGAGTAACTGCGTCAGTATCTGGATCAATATAGCTAATCATTCCACCATAGCTTGCTACATAGATGCGTCTATTTGACTTGTCAACTCGTAACTTATATGGGTTTGCATTTACTGGAATGATTGATACAAAAGAACCAGTAGTTGCATTATATTTTAATACTGCACCACTATTCCATGCGGTAACATAGACATAGTCATTATATGCCTGCGTTAAATCAGCTCTTACATTTTGAGATCTAGTAATAAACTCAACATTAGTCTGTGACTTTGTTGGTAAGTCAACGATTTTTAAATATTGAAGCTTGTCGTTGTCTCTTACACAAAGAGCCCAAAGCTTATTGTTAACAAAACAAGGGTTACTCAATAAAGTTTTGTCCATTGTTAACCCAGAAGACCACCCGTCAGTAGGAGCTTTTAGTATTTCCTCTGGGTCTAAGTCTATTCTTTGTATTGTGGTTGAACCAACTACCCAAAGACAGTTGTAACCTAAAAATAACCATTGCATACCGGTACATGGAAAAGTAGCTTTCAAGATGAACTTTTTCTCTTGCCATTCTAATGATCCATAGTTCTGCCAAAGAGGCTCGTGCTGTGATTCTTCTCCCCACCATTCATATGCAGTTACACTTGCTGAAGTCAACACATACACATACCTACTGTCATTAACAACGTCAATGGGTAAACTTACATCTTTACTCCAAACTTTTTCAAACTTTAATGAAGGGGTTAAGCTCATAGTATGCTCTCGCTAATAACTTCAAAACTAAACTGCGGAAGTTGACCACTTGGCCCTAAGTCAAAGTCTGTCAGCGAAATATATGCTAACCCACGATATGCCGGTGCATTACCTGCTCCTACATGAGCAACATACGTCGCATCTGGGTTTTGGGTTTCATTTCCGAGATATAACTGACCAATGAGTGGTTTACTTGAACTGGTACAGTCGATTATTACTTTGTTATTTGCCCAAACTCGACTTATCCCTAAGATTGGTCCCTTACAAATGCTGATCAACATACTCACTTTATAACCAATATTGTCACCTGAAGTAGAACCATACTTGCTGACATTGTTGTGTATGTTATAGGTCGTTTTATTTGCAGCCCATATGATATTACCGGCAACTCGCTGCTTACCAATAACGAATGGAATAGCTCCACCGTACTGCGAAGTCTGGACGCGTAGGTCACCTACAAGTGGTTGCTGTGTATTCTGGTTGTCAGAACCAGTAAGTGCTGAACCAAGCATCCAACCAAGGCTTGCACCTGTCGGTCCGCCGAAGAACGCACCAACTATTGCACTACCGGCCGGTATGATTAAGTTTGCCATTATTCTTGAATCCTTTTTACGGCGATTGAAAGATTGACACGCATTTGATTAAATGCTATTGGCTCAACTGAAAGCTGTTGTGCATCAAAGTCAAATAGAACTTGTCTTGATACATTGACAAAATAGAATGCCGCTCTGCCTTTACCAACCGTTTTGATTAGCTCTAACTTGTAGTCAAGTAGTCGAAGAACACTTGCCAGCAAAATATCAGTTGTTACATATGAAGGTATGATGTCTGTTGTCATAAAGTTGGGTATCTGAATAAATGACTTAGTCTATTTAAGAATAAACCGGAAATAGGTGATCTTACAACGCGACCATAATCAATCGCTGCATGTATGAACTCACCGTTACCAATAGTAATGCCAGCATGTGAATCAGCCCGGCCATATTTGAATGTCACGATTAACCCAGGCTCAATGAGCTCTGGATCGACAAGTTCAACTGACCTGCAACCATACTTTTTGAGCTGGTTAAGCAGCAGTTCGTCTCGTGAATGTAACTGCCACTGCAAGTTATATGGCTCTATGACAACAGCACCAAGTACTCCTGCTTCCTGACCAACTGCGACAATCAAGTTGACGCAATCTACACCAACACCTTTCAAGCATGCTTGGTGGTGATATGGTGTGTCAAGCCAGGTTAATGCCTCTTCGACTAACTTCATCTGAAGTTAACGTCTGGAACGATATGTGGAAATCCACCGAAGTTAACTACATTATTGAACTTTGTCTTACAAGTTTCCAATGTTTTGTCACAACCAGTTTGAATCGTAAACGTGTCACCGGCATTTACAACAAATGAAGTCGGCAAAAATAGCTCGACGGTATTTGCAGAATGCACCTTGATGACATAACTTAAGCCATTATTAAAGCCTGAGGTAAATGTGATCCGTCCATTTGAATAATATGCGTAGGCTTGACTGACACTGATTCCAAACTTCCACTTTGGTGTTACCACGGAACTGATTGAACCAGAACTGGTAAAACTTGCTGAACTAAGTCCGCACTTACCTATAACCCCTGACTTGCTGGTACTAAACAGTTGATGACGACATTGTGCGGTGTAGGTATTGCCAACTATTAGTTCCAAGTTCTTCATGAAAGAAACAACGTCTGCTTTAAAACCTTCGTCAGTCCAAGTGATGTCACCAAGAGTTCCAGTAAAGATGATCACTTTACCATATTCTGGATGAGCCCAACTTGCCCAACTGACTTCTACTTCAGCGCTGTCAAATACTCCACCTTTCAGATCTGACTCTGGCACGTCAAGCCAAGCTGAACCGAACTCTTGGTTACTAACCTCTGCATTTGCCGTCACGGTCAAGCGAAGCCTTTGTAAACCTGCAGCCGGTACATAAGTCGTTCCACTGACGGTTAGGTTGATCTCACAGTCGGTAAATGCATGAACTACACCCGTTTTTGTTGTCAGTTTGATTAAGTTACTGATTCGACCATTTGCTATTTCAGTCTTTAAGTTGTTGCTAATCGTGCGCATTATTCACCTAGAACTTGAACTAGAACTATTTCAGACACTGTTTCATAGACAGGGGTATTTGTCGAGTTAAGTCCTTCAAATATCTCTTCAAAACCAGCTCCGTCAAACCTGACGTGATAAATGATTCCGTCTTTTGGGCAGGTGAACTTAAAGCTGTCAAGGCCAAAGTTTACTGTGTCTAAGAATGAAGCAATGACGTCTACGTCCGCAGATCGCATTACATTGCTTGGTATTGTCCACTTAAATCGTTTACCTGATTGACGTTGAAGTCGATATTCAGTGTAACCATTACTTACAATGTTAGTCGGCTTCAACGTCGCTTTCTTCATTCCGTGAATCAACTTTGGGGCCGGAAAGAAAATATCCTGAAATGCCATTATCGAGCTCCAGCTAAGTTATATTTTGAACCAGTCGAGAAAACCATCTCTGAAATCTCTCGTTGTTTATTTGACAAAGTCCTCATTAGATCAACTCCGTCAAGAGCAGAAATATTGAAGGTGACATTATTGCCATTGGGAACTGACGGAACAATCGTGCCAGAAGAACTTGGTACAAAAAGCTCAGGTCTATTCTCACCAACTATGTATGCTTGACCAGCACGTACAGGTCCACCATCTGCTTTAAACATGTCAGCTAAAATGCCAGAACTAGATCCACCAAAGATGCTGCTGAAGATGCCTCCGATCGCCCCTGTTGAACCAGAAGTCTTGCCTGAAGGTGTATTACCAATGTCACCAAACAAAGCAAACTGAAGTTGAGCAGCTAACATATTTGCAATCATTCGGTCAATGATCTGCTTCACCATGTTGCCAAAGTTTTCCCACTTGCCTTGCATTGCATTGAAGACGTAGTCACTAAACATTCCTTCAAAACTTGCTGCTGCAGATTTCATCTGATCATTCAGTTTGCCAACCATGTCAGTCTGATAGGTCGGATTAATATTTCTGATCTGATCACCAACTTGCTTTAACTTGTATTGATATTCTGCAGAAGAAATGGTTCCGTTGCTAAAGGCTACATTAAGCTCTTCTTGAGACTTCTTCAAGTCTTCGATGGCTTTTCTGTCGTCTAAAATGAGTGATTTAAACCTTGCATTTGAAGAGCTTTGACTTGCCCATAACTCCAACTGAGCTTTACTGTTCTTTTCAATGGCGTTGGTGTACTCTTCTTGGGTGATCTTACCAAGAGCTAAAAGACGATTTAGTTCTGCAACTTCAAAGTTAAGCTTTGCTGCAGTGTCTTTGTTTTTACTAGTCGCTTCATTCCAAACTTCAAGTTGCTGAGCTGACCTGGCAACTGCTTCACCCATGTCTTTATAGACTTGAAGTCGTTCTGCAGAAGTCTCACTGGCAACAAGGTCAGCAATGTTCTTTTCAGCTACAACTTTAGCTTCCGCTTCATAGTTCTTTACTACTTCGCGTTGAGCTTGAGCCCACTTGTTTACTTCCGCTACATGCTGATCAGCATTTTGTTGACCGGCACGAGCAAATGGATCAGTGGTAGCCGCCTCAATCAATGCATCTTGAGAGGCGCGTTGTTTCTGAGCTAAGTTATCAAACCACTCACCTTTTAGTTTATAGATCTCAACTAACTGAGTTTGTAGGTCAATCTCTCGAGCAATGCTGATTAGTTGTTGTTTCTGTTCTTCATTGAACTTTTTGTATTCGCCATTTGCGGTATTCCAAGTGACCTCCGCTGTTTTACCGGCAGCATTGACTTGGTAAAGCGATTGCATTAAGCTTGTCTCTGCCTTTGCATATTCGTCGGTCAGCTTTTCCGCTTTGTCAGTATTACTTGACAAGATCGTGCCAATACCTTTTAAGTCATTCTTCTGTCCTTCAAGAGCTTTTCCACCTTGACCTGGGTTGTCAAGCTTTTTACCATACTCTTCATAGTCATTAACTGCCTTTGCAATATCAGCGTTCATTGACTTGATGACTTCCGCCGCACCGCTAAAATCTAAGTTAGCAACTCGCTCCAACGTAGCAACAAAGCCGGCAGCGGCATAGGCTGCAATGTGCATGGTTGTACTTAACAACTCGATCGTGTCTGCGGCAAACTTAATGACTGGAATAACTACAGATGTTAAGATCTGAGCAAAGCCATCATAGAAGTCACGCATGATGCCACCTTCTTTTACTGAATCAGCAAAGGAGCGACTTATCTCGAGTAAAACTGGTAGTAAGTCTTTTGCAACTTTCTCCCATAAACCATTTGCTGCACCAGTTACTAAGTTCAAGTTGTCTTTGAACTCCGCTGCCTGGGCCGCTTGATCACCTGACCAGACAAGGCCAAACATTTCTGCCTGTTTGTTCATGTCAGCAAGTGCTTGTTTGCCATTATTCAACATTGGGATCAAGTCGGTACCTGATTTGCCCATCAACTCCATAGCAAGAGCGGTTTTATTTGCTCCATTTTCTGAGTTCTTGAATACATCAGCAAGGTCCGCCATGACATCGCCGGCAGATCTGAGTTTTCCTTGTGAGTCAGCTACTTCAACTCCAAGTTCTTTGAATATTTTTGCTTGTTTGTTAGTTTCGTCGCCAGCTTCTACCATCGCTTTTGAAAGCTTTTTAATAGCGGTGGCAAATGACTCATTACTAATGCCCTCGATGTGGGCAGTAAGGCTGAAGGCTGAAAGTTGCTCAACGGTGATGCCAATCTTTTGAGAAAGTTCGTCTAGTTCATCACCTACATTGATAGCTTCTCTGGTAAACTCGACAAGCTTTTCTACAGCAAATGCACCGGCTAAAGCTCCAAGGGCCGTTACGAGGCCAGGAACAGTACCTGTAGTAAGACCTTTGAGGGCGTCCGTTATGTGATCTTCGAACTCACCTTTGATCTTTAGTAAAAAGTTGTCTGTTGCCATTACGCTTATCCTTTCAATGCTTTAGTTATTGTACCTTCATCACCTCTTGAGCCAACCAATGACGCAGAAGTCATCAACTTGTAGTCGAAGTTCTCTTGCTTCAAAACTGCTTCAAGAAAGATATTAAGTTGGGCCATAGTGCAGTTCTTAATCTCTTCAAGGGTAAAGTTGTACTTCTTAAGCTTGACAATAATGTCACAATAGCTTAATGCATCACCTTGACGATCAGTGGCAGCACTCGCTTTGTAAAAAAATCAGCGTTCACCTCGAAGAACGCGCTAATCAATACCACTGCTTCGTCCATTGGTAGCTTTTCGATGAATGATTTTTCTACTTCGAGCATTTCAGCAAGTAAGACGATTAAGTCTTCACCGCTTTCTGAAAGGATAGTTAACGCGGCTTCAGGTGTTATCTTGCCGTCGGTTACTTTGAGTTCTTGAGCCGTTGCACTGGCTTTTGTGATGGCTTTAATCACTTTTGGGAACTGACCAAAGTTAAACGGTCTAATGTTAAACTGTTTACCTTGTAGCTCGACCTGCACGCCAGTTGGGAATAGAGTTTCTAGTTCGGAAGTCATATTACTGTCCTGTTATTTGATATTAAAGTACAGTGAGGATTTCTCCTCACTGCTTTGTTTTAAACCTTACTCTTGAAAGTAAGTAAAGTATTGTGATTCGCCAGCGACTTGTTCATCGGCAGGTAAAACTTTACCTGTAACAACCAACTTGTTTACACCAGTTCCAATCAATGACAAAGTTTTCGCTAAGTCGAGAGCAACGTTGTGGATGTATGCTTTTTGAGCCAAGTTGTCAAACTTAGATGCACCTTCGAAATACAACGAGTAGTTAGAACCAGAGTTAACCAAACTACGGATCTTAGTACCACCAGTGTGGGTGTAGTCAACCGTGATGGTGTCACCGTCAATGATTGTATCGCCACTTGACAAGATGTTGATTGAACCTTTTGCTGCATTTACAGTGTAGTCAGTGTTAAGAACCAAAGTGGTTACACCTTTCTTAACAACAACTGAACTAACACTAGCATATTTCAATGGAATGGTTTTGCCTTTGTAAGCTTTTGCTGACTCAGCAACTACTGAACCTGCGGCAGTTACAACAGTGTCACCATTATAAGCACGAGCTAAGTTAACCGCGTCAATATTAGCAATACTAAGTTCAACTGAAACGTCGGTCTGAGTTGGGATGTGGAACGCAATAGAACGATTACCAGAATATGATTCATAGCCGTCAAGGTATTGCTGTGCTGTAGTAATGGTAAAACCATCAGTGTCGCCAATGTACTCATATCCACCGGCTAAACCAGTTGAGTTGCGCAATGCGATGTAAAGTTTACCTTGTGGAACGGCAAAGTATTTGTCTGTCATTTGTTTTTACCTCTTATGAGATTCGTTGATGTCCAACAGCAGTGAAAGATAACTGGTAGACAAGCCTGTTTGGGTAAACGGTGTGTAAATCACACCCATTATATTGCCATAAGCCTGCATTGCTTAACTCAGTTGACGAATGCACCGCTACTATACATTTGTCAATGAGGGAAAGTTGGTCTTCTGCAAAGTCATCATCTGATGAGTCACCATAACTAAAAGCGATAATCGCAATAAAGTGATTATCGGCTTGTAAATATTTTTTTGCACCACTTTGCTCTGGTTCGCGTGGCGTACTACCAGAAAATATTACCCATGCAAATGGAATCGGTGCTTCGCTCATCTGGTTGTCAGTGTCAGTTCCACCAGTCTGAGTTCCAACTCGCCCTTGAAACTCAGTTACAGTGTTTAGCTTTGCTATTAAGTCTTTTGTAAGTTCTGCAATCATTGACTATTTATAACGTTCAGTTCTGGAAAGAAAAAAGCGTCAACTACATCAGGGATGCGCTCTTTTGTGTATTCGTCAACGAGCCAGTCATAAATGTTCTCTGGAACGTCAACTTCTTCACCTGGTTCGTACGAGATGCCATTGTACTCAAGTGACTGTTGTAAAACTATTTTCATAACTTCTCCATACCAATATAGTTTCGTAAGGTGTCTGAGATACTGGCCGCAGCCTCTTTACTCAAACCCATAAATCGACGTGCTGGCATACGACCAGTTCCGAACTCAAGGTATGGGGCATAAGACACGTTAGTCCCGACACTAACTTCATCTTTACCTACGACGACACGAAAAGATCTTGCGAGCTTTCCTCCGTCATACAAGAGGCCACGACCGGCAGTCCCCTTTAATAACCTTGCTCTTGCGGTACTCTTAGCCCAAGGAGCCCAAGGCACGCCATCTGGATCTGTCTTTTGAAAGATGATCCGACGATTAATATCGTCTTTATAAAGCTCACCGACCTGTCTAAGAACTACTTTCCTGTCTGCAAGTCGAGTGATTAACTTGTTCAGGTTATTGATTAAGTCTTCTGACCTGATCGTTACCTTCATTGCTTGGTACTCACACAGTGGAACTTATAGCCAAGATCACTTGGTTCAATAGAGGTAATAAACATGTCATTTCCTTGTTCATCTACAATCACATCATGTGGCTTGACTGATCCCAATGGGAGCCAAGTCCAAATATCCCATTCCTGAACCGTGTTACCAGTCTTAATCGCGGTAATGCTACCAGTTGTCGGTGTAGCTGAGCTAGAACTTGTTGACAAGACCTGAGCTGGAACCAACATAAAGACTGCAGTTCTTGTCGGTTTAAATCCACCAACCGTAGAATAGACAGGTCGATAGATTGAAATGCGACTTGTAGACAAGATGCCCTTTGGTGTTGCGATCGGATCATTACCAACTAACGTAAACCTGTGACCAAGGTCATCATTGACATAAATGTCACCTTTTTTTGCGGTAGTCATGTCAGCAAATAAGTCAAACAGGTCAAACGAATAACCTTGTTGCTTTGTAAACGTGTCGTCAAGCGAAAAGCTTAAGTTGACATGCTTTAAAAAGTTCCTTGGTTGAATCGGGTTCAAGTAGTCAAGTGATCGATAAACAGCAAACTGATAACCGAGCTTATTACCTAACTTAGAATAAGCTTTTTGAACTTTAGCATTTATTGCACTTCCTGACATTATCTAATCCTTCTTGCTGATGACATGATCTGATCGACTGAAGATTCAAGTGAGTCATACTTTGCTATCAACCTGTCAACTTGATGTTGTAGCTCTTCATGTAGCTTTAAATGACGTAAGTCAGCCTCTCCATACTTTTCAAGAAAGTTGTCTACTTTCAACTTAAGGGCAAGTTGCTCGTCATGAAGTGACATATAGATCCCGAAGCCAGACACCGCGGCAGAGCCAATGATGGTAATAATCTGCAGCCAAATACCAAACTCAGGTTTATTGTTATTGTTGTTCATTTTCATTGGGTTATAGTTATTTTGCTGTAATAAACTTTGTTGTGCTTGTTGAGCACGCAAAGCAATAACCTCTTTCATCAACTCTTCGTCATAGTTACAGTATGGCGCCACTCGTCTTTCAGGTCCTTGAAAAGGTTGATTAGACATCTAAAGCGCCAGAAAACTCAGGAAGAGTTTTTAAGTAGTTGTAGACAGATGCATATGTCATACTGTCTGAATATGGAACTGAAAAGATAAATGTGCCGATTGGGCTTTTACCTTCAAGTCTTGCCTCTTGGGAAACATAGTAACTGACATCAAAGGTTACTCTGCTAATATTTCCACGGAATGAATCAATCTTTGCATAAGCATCATTTGCTAAAATACCAAACTGATCTGAGTTATAGTTTATTTGTAAAGCCATGTATTGCTCCTATTAGTTTGCGAGTTCCACTACATCAACTTTAGCATACCAATGTATTGTAGTTGCTGCTACACCAGTTCCAGTAAAATCAAGTGAGCCAAGTGTTGTATTTGCGTCTGCGCTTATTGCCCAAGCACTTGCTCCGGCCGTTGCACCTATTTCAGTTACGGTTGGCGTACCAACAAATGCTGTAGTTGCTACTGATCCATCTTGTCCGATTGCTCCAGTTATTTTCCAAACTTTCTTGTCTGCAGAAGATCTTGCAGTAATAAAAGCTTCAAAATAACAGAGTGAGCTTGCTTGAAGTAAAAGACTTTTGGTACCAGTAACATAGTCTGTATAGTTTAACCAAAGCTTAGTTGCAGTTGCATTTGTAGTTTTAGTACGTGCTTCTATATAATAAGATTGTGAGTCGCCAGCCGTATTTTCAAAACCTCTTGTTCCACGGAACTGAACTTGACCAAACAATCTTGGTTTAATGTTTGTACCAAAAATAATCTGGTTTGACTCAGTTGTAGAAATATCAGTGTTACCACCTGTTGCAAAATAGATTGATTGTGATGGAGTTCCTGATAAAAACCCTGATCCAACGGTACTACCTGTTGCGTTTATTAAAATACAGTTAGTCGCAGTTGTGTTGCCACCACTATTATGTAACCAGTTAAGGTTTACTGTACCAGTTCCAGTAACACTATTTGAAGAACCACTTGAGTTAATACCACAAATACTGATCGCATTTGTTACTGAAGTAGTATAACGGCCAATAGCAATAGACGAACTACCAGCTGATGAACTTACACCAATAGCAATACCATAAGTACCAGATATTGCTGCAAAAGCTCCAACTGCTATTCCACCACTAGAACTATTATTTGCACTATACCCAATAGAAACACTATTTGTTCCATTTCCTTGACATGCCGCACCGATTGTAACTGACTGTGAGTTACCAAATCCATTTGCTAAAGCTCCATAACCAATAACAACAGCATTGTTATTTGTATTTGTTATGTTTGAACCAATCTGCACTGAAAATGTAGTGACATATGATCCGTTGAAAGTCATTGAGTTACCAATGCTTACAACACCATTTGCTGAAAATCCAGCAGCTACAGATGGTAACTTACCATTACCAATAGTGATAATGTCATATCCATTACCAGAAAATGCTGCATCACCGATAGCTATTGAAGTAGCACCACCAACTGACGGCATTGCACTAAACTG